CCCTCTTGCTAGGAGCTCTCTTCCTTTTTTAGTTAAAATCGCATCTACTGTTACGATTGAGTTGTCTAAATATCCCATTTTTGTTTAAATTATATAATATAAATATCGGTTATTATAATATTCTAGGCCTGTGTTCTAATAATTGTCCCTAGATTGTTTGTTGAATGCATTTTATCTTCGTCTATAGAGTAAATATCTCTATTTGAAATCCTTACAAATCGATTACCTTCTTCCACATAAAGTAAGTTTGGTAATGCTGGGAAAGATTTATTACCGCCAAATGTTCTAGTTTTACCTCCTGCAATGTTGTTAGTTACTTGTGGGGTAAAGTAAACCTGTTCAACTTGTCTATCTGATAGAGAGATTGCTTTAACTTTAGTAAAGTTAGACCCAGACGGGTGTAGGCTTGCTCTAATAGAAACTAAATTTAATGCAGGGTCATTACCTGGTACACTACCGGAATTTAATTTAGATCCAGCATATCTAGCATTAACTATACCTGCTGTCGTGTAATTACTATCTTGTATTTCTGCTGCAGAGGCTTGATTAAGAAGTATTTGAGCTAAATTAGTTGGTTCTATAGGGTCTTCATTTCTATCTACCTGTTGTACATAATTAGCTTTTCTTAATACTGTTGCGTTACTTAGTAACGGGTTATCAGAGCTATTATTAAATACTGTGGAAATATATGGGTTAAAGATAATTTCAGACGGTATCTGAAAATAGTTTACCGTATTAAATTGCGGATCTGGAGTGGTAGAAGGTACAAATTGACTCGTATTGCCTAACTGTATTTGTCCTCTTACATAGTTTAAAGGGTCTAGTGATACAGGTTTCAGGCGTATATAAAAATAAGTAGCTCTACGCACTCTCTCTATAATTGTAGCAGTTATGTATGTACTATTGTTCAAATCTCCGGCTCCTGAATATCTAAAGGTTATGTTCTCTGCCTGCAGAATTGTTTGCTGTATATCTACATTTCCTTCTAAATATTTAAACGGAATTGACATTCCTGTAATAGATACCGGTTTTGATAAATCTGGTATTGAGGTTAATTCTGGATCACCTGTAATAGGGTTAGGGAATTTTATCAGACTACTACTGTAGAATACGTTAATGTTATCTACTGGTACAGCTGCCGATCCTGATACGCCTGGGTTTGTATTTATAAATTCTAATTCTGTCATTTTATTCTAACGCTTTTACGTAATAGCTTTATCTGTTGGTGCATCTTGTAAGTTATGAATCAATATTCCGTTAGCAAAATAAGTATCTTGACTCTCTACGTTAATATTATATACATTCACCGTTTCTGTTATCAATTCCTTAGTTAAAATTTCAATCCATTCTCCATCTTTATTTAGTAAATGGTCTCCTACTCTAAGTGCGGATACTGCTTTAAAGCTGTATTCACTATCTTGCTTAACTAACACCGGGTGTTCGAATGTTATATTTAAGAGGTTGTTAATTCTATAATAACTAGTATATGTGTCTGGATATATAGCTACTACTGTAGAGGTAGATGGTGTTGTATTTATTTCTTCTGTGCTCCAGGTTCTATAAGCATCTTCATTAATATCTAAACCTTCTATAGTTAAGTTTCTAACTTGATCTCCGATAGATAAATCTTCAATATTCTTAGTAGATCCATCTGCCATTAAGATAGGTGTACCTTCTAGTAAACAGCCGCCGCCTGCACCGCTGCCGCCTCCGCCTCCTCCTGTTGGTGAGGATATTGGACTAGGTGTTGGTTCTGGTGTTGGACTAGGTGTTGGACTAGGTGTTGGAGCAGCTGTAGGAGATGGTGTTGGTGCAGGAGTAACTGGGCTAGCTGTAGGGCTAGGAGTTGGAGCAGGGGTTACTGGTGCGGCAGTAGGACTAGCGGTTGGGCTAGGGGTTGGTGCAGCTGTAGGGCTAGGAGTTACCGGTGCGGCAGTAGGAGCAGGTGTTGGTGCGGCAGTAGGACTAGCGGTTGGGCTAGGAGTTGGTGCGGCAGTAGGAGCTGCAGTCGGGGCAGGGGTAACTTGTATAGCTGTAAATTGAATTGTACAATCTCTAGGAATTGTATTAGATGCGTTAAGGAATGTTATATTAAATGACAATTGCGGTTGAGATGTCTTCTTAACCTTGTTATCTCTATTTAATTCTCCGTTTGATATTCTTATTCTACTACCGCTTAACTCTCCATTAAATTTAGGTTCTTCGTAATTATGTCTAAAAGTCATAGCAGATCCAGAAGGAACTACTATTCGTTCTGCGTATGCTGTACTTCTTTCTACTAACTGTGAATAAGTTCCACCGTGGGTTCCGTCCATAAAAGCAGTATCTATCGATCCAGAGTAATCTTGGAAGATAGTACTAACACTTACATGCTTTGCTTTATTTCTTTCTAACTTATGTGGTTTAATTATAATACCGGTAATTGCTGTTGATCTACCTGGTATGAAGTCTTTTATAATTCTAAATAAAGCATTATCGAAGAATCGAATTAATCTAATGTAGTCCATCAGATCGTATCGGTCTAAATTACCTAATACTACTTTACGGTGCTTTTCTAACGCAGTGTATTCTGATTTATATGAATCTCTAGGGTCTCCAATGTAGTCGTCTATGTTAAAGTTTGAGAAACCTAATACAGCACTTTGAGAAACTATATAATTATCTACATTCTTAGAAGGAGCTAATCCTACTTCTATAAAGTTTAAATCATCTGAGTATTCATATTCTCTTCTAACAATAGAAGTATAGTTAGACAGTGTATCCCCGGCAACAATTGTACCGTCATTATCTGTTCTCAGTTTTAAAGAAGAACTGTTATGTAATTGTGTTGGACCGTAAAATCCTGGTCCTATCTTTTGTCCGCCAGCTATACCTATTTCTAATATCTGAGAAGGTATACCAAATGAGTTTATTAAAGCTCTTAATCCTCTTTCTGTTCCTTTTGATTTAGTTATTAAAGGTAGGTTATGGTATATTCTTTTGTAAACTTCTTTCTGGTAATTATCAAATGGCATTGGTTGTAGATACGCATTTGTAGAACCAGAAGTAATTACCTTATATTCGTTTATTTGCTCACTTCCAGATACATAAGATTCACCTATGAAAGCTCCGAAAATAGACTCTAAATTAAAGTTACTGTTATATAATTTAACTCCAAAATTCTCTAAAGTAGTTCTTACTAAGTCTTTAGATATACCAAAATTAATTCTATTATCGGCATCATACTTATCACTGACTGCTTTCTGGTATATCCATATATTATCAAAATGCTGGGCGAGCATATTAATAAAAAGTAAAGCAGGGTTATTATCCTGGTCTTCTCTTAGGAATACCGGTAAAGTGTTTGTTAAAGCATTTAAGTTACTTATATCAAAGTTAGAAGCAATTTCTAGTTGATTATTATACCAATTTGTTGCTTGTACTGTTGTGCTTGCTTGGTTTTTAAATGGTCTAGTCTTATTAGATTTTGGCCAACTATTAGATCCGCTCTCAAAATATAAAAATCTATCGTAATGATCAAAATTATTTACAATACCCTCTATTAAAGTCTCGTAATAATCTCTACTACCTGTTATACCGAATTTAGTATAACTTGTGTTACTTAAAGTTTGTAATGAATTTTCATACGATGTTATTAAGTCTACTTTATATTTGAAGTTTCTTAATCTCTCTTCTGCTGAAGAGAAGTTTATAAAGTCAGAATAGTTACTATGGTCTATACTTATCTGAGCACTACTTTCTTCAAATAAAGAATATAGTTCATAATAAGAACTTGTAACCGGGTAACTAAATAATTCATTATAGTTAAAAAAACCTGTAGGGTTATTATTATCTTCTACTAATTCAATGTCAAAATTAGGTCCTTTTAGACTAGGGTAAACTACCTCATCTGGTATAGTTTCTGTATCGATTTCAAATGAGATTGAATCTGATATAATTTCTACTACTCTAAAAGTATCTTTAATTTCAAACTCTTCAGGAAGAGGTTCGTATAGTTTAAGAGCAAGAGCTTTTCCTCCTCTGTAATCTATAATATCTACATTTATACCAAGTAGTAATTTATTTTCTCCAAAATTTAATCTAAAGTCTTGAAAATAAGATAAAGTATCTAACTTTCTTTTTAGGTCTGCAGTAAATCTTAATAAATCCGAAAGAGATAATTCGTTAGATAAGGCTAGAACTTCAGTACGGTCCGCAGATATATCTTCAATAAAGAAATTTCCTTCAAAGATAAAGTCTGCATCACTATATAAGTTACTTATAAAATTGTAAAGTATATTGACTTGTCCGTAGTTATATCCTAATTGTTTAGCATCTAGTTCAGGAGATATGTTTATTTCAGATATTTTTCCTGCTTGGTACTGTGTATAGGTTACATTAGAGTACTCTGGAAAATACGAAGGAACTGAGAATAGACGTTCGTCATTAAGTCCGTAAACATGCATTTCAATCGTATGTTTATCAGGCTTAAAGCTACTGTTTAAGTAGAAACTATCTACTAGGTTCTTATCTTTCTCACTTAGATTCCTAGTGTATATTTCTAACTCATCAGGAAATCCTTTTGATACTATGTAATTAGTTTTTGACATTCTGATTTGCTACTTGTTCTTGTAATGCAATAATCTCGCTTTCGTTATCTATAATCTGTGCTCTTAAGTTAGTTATCTCGTCTAAGAGAGGCTGTATATCGGCTGTAGAATCATCTAACTTATATAATTCTGAGCTTCTTTTTATTAGATACTCATGAGTGCCGTTCTCTCCGTTAATTGGTATTTCATAAAAAAGTTCTTCGTATAATGCAAAGAAATCTTCAATAGTTAATTGAGTATCTTCAGGTACAGGCTGTGTAAAGGTTGTAAATTCTCTTTTTACAACTTTATTAATATGTTCCTTGTTGTATACCGTCTTTCGAATCGGCATCGGGTTATTAGCCATTGCGTACTATTTTAAAAACATTACCATTATCTACTACTGTTGTACTTCCGTCAAGAGTTGATTTTACTAATATACGATAATATCTCTCTGGTTGCAACCCTTCCATGTAAACATCGAAATAACTTCCGTTATTATCTGCGCTTATCTTTGTAAAAGCTGTATTAAAGTCAACTACCATCTCTTCTGTATGTTCATCTCTCAATCCCCAATACGAGGTAGCTGGTAGTTTATAGTTAGTTAAATAAACAGATCCTGTTGTAAAAGTTCTTGTAGGGTACTTAGGTCTTGCATGAATTCTAAATCTCTGCTTTCCGGCATCTACATATTCCCCTTTATTATTTTTAATAGATATTGTTGCGTTACTTGTATTTAATTCTGATAAGTTACTACTATAAACAGTATCGTTCCACCCAAATTCTAAGTACGGAGGGTATATTGTATTAGTGTTTCCACTAAAGTATTTTAAACGTATAGAGGATGTAGTATTAAATTCAAGATCATCTGTCAGTTTCAGTATAAACCCGTTATTAACGATTGTACCGGCTACTTGTGCTTTAACTCCATTTGTAACATTTATATGAATGTCGTTATTTGAATTTAACTCTTGTAGTTGTGTACTTTCAAAGCTTATACCTGCAGACCCTGTATACCAGTTACCTCCGCCTCCGGAATATGTAGCATTGTAAGAACCGGTAACTCCGGCAGGCATATTAATCTGATTAGATGGTAAGGACCATCTTCCTTCTTGTTTACCTAATCTATATGTCCAACTAACTCCAGATTGATCAGTTGGTGAATCTCCATACTTACCTACTCCTTGATTCCATGTCTCATATACCGGGTATGCATTTATAGAGTATTCTGTTGGCAGTTCGTAAGCAGATGCTAGACTTAAGTGAATACTTGCACTATAATTACTACTTCCTATAATATTTGTCACAACATTTGCAACATCTGTATTGCTAAATTTTAATAAAGCTCTCGATGTTTGGCCTACTTCTGAAACAGGGTAGCCGCCGATTTCGATTATCTCATCTAAACCTGCATTACCGTTTACTGCTTCTGTGTAGATAAATGTATCCTTTTCAGGAAAGATTCTATATATTGCCATTTTATAATGTTGTTACTCGTCCTTGAATATCTATCTCAGGAAATTTAATTTCAAAAATACAAGGATCATAAGAAGGGTAAATCATATTACCTCTTGTTGCTCCTTTTATATCATACGCATATTGTGAATAGTTATCACCTACTTTGTTTTCAAAATAAATCTTTTCTACACTTTGCACTCCTTTTACTCTATCTAGTAACGTATATATACTTGAGATATTAATTGGTTGATTTATAGACCATTTAGCTATGTCAAAATACTCTATTAAAGCTGTATTACATGCTAATAATACATCTCTAGATACAAAGTTAGGTAATGTTATAATTTCATACTTCATTGCTACGTTTACTATAAATGCATCTTTTATATTTACTGCATCAGTAAGTAACATATATTGAGATAAGTATGTTTTTAAGTTTTCTTTTAAGTTAGGTGTTGCCGGGATCACCTGTTTGTCGCCGTTATAAGCAAGAACGTATAGAGATAAAGCTAATGGATTTGAATCATAAGCTCCGCCTAATACGTTAGCATTAGTAGCTTGATCTTGTGTAACATATACTTTTGAAATCGATCCATATAAAGCAGGTAATGCTAAGCTTCTGATTGCATAATCTTGTAGAGTTACTGCTCTATTTTGTTCTGAATAAGCTCTCAAACTATTTTGTCTCAATTCTTCTACTGTATCTCCATCTCGTCCTCCTGTAGCTGGTAAACGGTTGTTAAAGGTTAAAGTGTTTGCTTTAGTTTGATCTGGAGCTGCAACAGTTACTTGTTCTACAAGGTTAATAGTATTTGCAGGAACATTCGATGCTACTCCTCCCCCTACTATATACCTAACAGTTAAGGTAACATTTGAAGGAGCGATACCGTATGATTTTGAAAATAAGAAGTTAGATGGATCATAAGCAAAATCTAATCTACTTAACCCTTGGTTAGTTCCTATACCTACATTAGTAGGGTCTGGTAAGAATACTTCATCATCAGAAACACTTGTATTAACACCTGCCCCAAATTGAATCTGTAAGCTACCTTGAGAAGATAGTCTAGTTACAAATCGTCTAGGTACTTTTTTTAACCGTAGTATACTTGGTACTACATTTTTATCTGTAGCAGTGTTAGTCTGGTCTTCGTATACTGTGTCTTGTCCTAAAAAAGGTACCTCGTACCAAGTATGTCCGTCATTATCTGTAATGTCTAAAACTCCAACAATATTAGTATCATCAATACTAATCGTTAAGAATTTTTCTGCATTTCCTATATCGTAAGTAAGTGTTTTTAATTCACCAGATATAGCTCCTACTCTCTTAGTAAGTCTATATTCAGCAGGGTACCCATTTGCAATACTATCAATTCTAACTTCTGTTGGGTTTAATGAACTTGAGTAAGCAAAATCAACCTTATCGTTAATAATAAATTTTGGATCACCAAAAGTATTAGCACGTAAACGTGTGTTAGGCTGTACTACTAATGCTTGATTCCAATTAGGTGTATAGTTAGGAGCTACTGCGTTAACTTTCTGTGAGACTTCAATTTCTACTTCTGATATACTAGTAGTCTTTGGTCTATAGCCCATCATATAAGCTAAGTTATATAAGTTAGCTGGGTCTTTAGCGTGCTGTAAAAATGTTTCTTGAAGTTGAGTATCTTGGTAAAAAGAAAGGACATCTCCTACATAAGATGCCATTTCTATAAACATCATACCTGGTGATGTTGGAGAGAAGTCATTGTAGGTATCAGGAAAGTAGTTTTTAGCAAATTCTACGAGTTGTTCTCTAAATTTACTAAAATCCCTGTTTATGTATTTTATGTCTCTTTCTTGGGCCATTATTGTTGAATATTAATAATTACTTCATCTTCAATATTACTATCTAAGATACTATACTTTAAATAGAATTCAATTGAGTTTTTATCTGGGTCTGCTATCAAAGATAAATCTTGAGTTACTACTTTAGGAAAATAAAGTCTAAGCTCGTCTTTTATTTTTAATCCCAGTATGTTTAACTTATCTTCTGTTATCTGTTCGAATAATTCTGAAGGTAGTCCACTTCCAAAAGAAGGGTTCATGTACCTTTCACCTTTTCCTGTAAGAAAAAAATTAATTAGATTATTTCTAACTGCATCTTTAGTAAGGTAGTTAGAATTAAATACAGTTCCCGAAGAGAAGGGTAGATCTACACCTACAGCTTTTCTTGGCTGTCTATCTAATGGATTTATTTTCTTTACATCAAATGCCATTATTCAATTCCTTTACGTTGTTTATCTTTTTGGTTAGCTGCTTCTAACAACTCTTTCGCTTTACCTATAAATGGAAGTTGACTTAAATCTAATCCTGGTTGGTTACCCCCACCTAAGTTTAACTGGTGAGCTACTGTATTAGCCATGCTTGGCATATGAACTCCTTCGCCCATAATAGCTGCTGCATCAGCCGATGTCATAGATGCTTTTGTCATCTGTAACATATCTTCAATTGGATTACCTGTCGGTTGGAACTTTTTAGGTTGTGCTTGAGGTATTTTAAAGTCTGTAACCTGCTTAGTGTTTGTTTTTTGTTCAGTTTTTAATGTAGAAGGAGTACTAGCAATTTGAACAGCTTCAATCAATACTTCTTTGAGCTGCTCTTTAAATGCTTTTTCTACTTCTTCTCGTATAACTTTCCTAAGTTCTTCTAGTTTCATATTAATAAATAGTTAGTATATTAAAGTTTATTATTGTAATTGGTCTAACCTAAACCTAATCTCCCTTACTAATACATTTACATCGCTAGCGAAAGAGGGTTGCCCTTTCATTACGATTATCCCTTGAGCATTTCTCGCTACTGCAAAACGTCTCTTAGCAATAGAAGGGGAAGTTGTATCATCTATAACCTCAATTAGGAATTCAGCACCGTTTCTAGCTCTATATAATCCAGTCTGGGCTGGTTGTACTTGTATTTTGTAGTTGTTTAAGTTGGTTTTGATATTGTCTAATAAGCCTCTACTTACTAAACTTGTATTCGAAAGTCTATTTAAAAGATCTTCTAATAGTTTTTGAGTATTTATTTCATATAATTCCCAATCAAATCCTGTTAAAGGATCCAACCACGTATCTAAACCATTTTTTGCACGGTTATTAACAATATACTTATTACCGTCTGATCCTTCTACTATATCTCTTCTTTCGTCTGTGTGTATATAGATCGTTCCAGGTCTATAGGTACCTCTAAAGCAATTTTTTCCATAATTAACACCACTGTCTACACTGTCTGCATACTTAACTGGGTTAACTAAAGTTTCTTGTACTAATCTTGGAACTAATCTAGAGATAATAAAATTACCATCAGCATCTACTAATCCAAGTTTTTCTAATTCTTCTGGTGTTAAGCTATCTTTAAGTTCATTTTCTATACTACAAAACGAAATAGGTCCATCAAGTAGTGATAGTTTGGAATTAATATCTTCTAAAAGATTATCAAAGAAGGTTGTGTCTACAAGAGCTTCAATTCCATCTATTGTTTCTTTAGTTTGTTTAACTAACTCTCTCAACTTATTAATTAAATCGGAGTATTTGTTTGATATAGAGATAGGTAAACCAATACCAGGGGGTACAGCTTGTGGGATAGGTAGTACTAATAATACTTTTATAATCTTATCTAAAGTATCTATTGGCGGTTTTAGTTTTCTAGGTAGAGCTTTATAAGTATCTATAATCTTTCTAGAACGTTCTGTAAGGTCAGATAAAGTCTGTTTTGATTTAACTAACTTATCTAAAGTCTGCTGTCTTGGACATGCATTTGCTTGAACAAAAGTTGTTATTGTAGATTGGATTTTCTGTTGCACCTTATCTTGTAGCTGTGCTTGTAATCCTCCTATCTTACTTCCTATAAAAGCAGTTACTTTAGATTCTGGTATAGTTATAAATGACATACTATTCTGTAAATACTTTTTTAGATTTTAATTCACTTAGTCGAGCTCTCAATGGTTTTATTCTAGCAAATAGAATACCACCTTCTTTCTTTAACTGTGCCACTGCAATTGCAGGTGCTGCTTGAAGTCCGGAAGGAGTTACTAAAAAGTTAGCAAAGTTTTCTACTGCTTTTATAAAATCTTCTAAAAGATCAACGGTATTCTTACCTAATAAAACAGGTTGCGCACTATAATCTACTGCTGTTCTTGCTTTCTCTCCTAAGTAAATCTTTTTAGAATCAATACAGACATAGTCATCCGCATCTATGTTGACAGATTTACCATTTAACCCTACTGAAACGGCTGCTGAAAGTAGTATAGATTCTTCTTTTGCATTTAAAAATAAACGTCCACTGTTTAATATTACCTGTGGTTTGTTATAAGCATTAGAAGTATCTGGTACCTTATTGTAAGAAAGCCTTCTAGTATTGGCTTGTTTTAAAGGTATTTGATGATATGCAGAAAAATATAATGAACCAAAGTTCTTATTTATATCTTCTATAACCCCATCAAATCCATTAGCTGCAGTAATCTGTCCGTTAGCTATTAATATTAAAGGTTGTCCTAATGTCTTTGTTGTAACGAGTGGATTGTTTATATGTTGAGATCCTGTAAACCTTATAGACTGTCCTTGACGTCCTTGTATTACTGTATCTCCAGGATAACATATTAAGGGATTTATTCTTCCACTCTCTTTGAATCCTTTACCAAATAACATTTTTTGGAAGTTAGGATTTAATGTATTAGGAGAGGCGTTGTGTTCAGGAGCATTCCATACGTTAACTATTCTAACCCAAGCTTTTCTATTTCCTTTACCTGATTCACTTGTTGCAGCTGGGCTTGATTCTATAGCTATAATCTCTCCTAGTACAGGTATGTCCTTATATCTAGCATTTCCTTGAAAGGCAAAAGGTGGTTCTGCAGCCTCATCTGGGTCAATGTCACCGGTACTGCTTACTGTTACATAAAAACAACCGTTAATAGCAAGAGCACTACCCATTTGTTTATACTTAGGGTGTTTCTTATCTAGTATAATATCTACCACACGGCCGTAAAAAGT